CTCACTGCAGTAGCGGATGACAAAATCAATCTCCGTTTCCGCATTGACCTGTTTTGCTTCCCAGTATTCCTTACCGGACAGGTTGTTTACATAGGAGAAACATTTATAATGATCTTCCCACACAAGCACGTGGTTTCCCGTCTTATCCTTTTGGGTACTGCTTTTCTGTATCGTAATCCTCTCACGCATGAGTTCAATCATCAGAATCTCTCCTTCCTGATTCCAAAGAGCAGATATTTCAGTGTTTCCGTCATTGCCTTATGATCTGCTTCTTCCCTGTGCTCATACAGATAAGCAATGGCATACAGTTCCGCAGTACGGATAAGTGCCTCATGGCGTTTCAGTCCTGCCCGTGTATGTCTTGTCACATTTAAAATCAGACTGTCGGATGTCTCCATCAGACGGAGGATGAGATCATCCTCGTCTGACGAATCGACCCTGAGATAACCTTTGGCTTCCTCAAGCGTTACGAACATCCGTCCACCTACTTTCCGGCAGCCTTGATATCAAGTGTCTTGACTGCCTCGGAAAGGATCAGCTTGCCGTCCACACGCTCGGAAGCAAGGAATCCGACCTGTCCGGTTGTAGCATAAAGCTCATTCAGTCTCTTGAAACTTCTGCCCTGACGGTCAGCGATCCAGTAATAACTGTAATCACCAAATGCCATGACACGGCTTCCGGCTGCAAGCTCCGGCACATAAATGGATGTGCGGTACGGACGGTTGAGGATCCTGTCCGGCTCTCCTTCCCTTACGGACGGCTGCCAGATATAATTTCCGTTTCCATCCTTCAGCTTTCTGATTGCCTTTACGGTCGAATCATTAAGAAGCCATACTGCCTTGTTTCGGTAAGGAGCACGCAGGGAGTAATAAAGATCCATGACATCATCAAATGTAATGGAAGTATTATTGGCAGTAACACCTGTCTCCGCACCTCCTGTGGCATTGAAGATTCCGGTAGGTTTTCCCTTGCCGTCACCGATAAAGAATGCTTCCTCTTCCTTTGTGCCGATTCTTCTTCCGAATTCCCTCGAAATATACTGCTCAATATTGAACACGCTGTCATTTAAGAGTTCATCGGACACCTTGATCATGGTTGCCAGCTTATAGGCACTGATGGATGTCTGACCGAAGCTGTCATCAGATTCAGGGAACTGTCCGCCCTCATCGATCCATGCTGCCTCGCCCTTTGATGTGACGATAGGAATCTTGCGGTCACCGCTTGAAGTCTTGATGACGGTTGCAAGGTTACGGAAAAATACTTCCTCTTCCAGTGCTTCCACGAGTTTCTTCTCATACTCATCCGGTACGAGATATCCGCCCTCGGAATCCGTGCCAATGGAAAGGGCATTCTGTACTTCGTATGACATCTTGTTTCTCATACTGTTCCAGAATGCCCTTTTATACTCATCCGTTGCCCTTCCTGTCTTTGTATCACCGTCAGTCTTTGCATTCGGCTGGTTGGTGATTGGTGTGCTTGTTGCCTTTGCAAGCTCTGCATCGATGGCTGCCTGTCTTTCCAGTCTCTCAATCTCTTTTCCGAGATTTACGACATCTGCTTCCATCTTGTCATAAGTAGCTGCATCCTCTGCGGATACAAATCCTTCCTGCGTTCTCTTGGCATCAAGGAATGCCTTTGCTGCATCCCAGGCCTTTGCTCTCTTTTCTCTTAACTCTAAAATCTTACTCATCTTGAAATCCTCCTTAATGTGTTAAAAGACTCAGTCTTTTTTCCAACTGGTTAACTGGTATCATGGCATCCGTATGGGATACCTTGGAAAGGAACGATTCATTCATCGCCTTTGTGGAAAACATCATGGAATCCTGCTGGAACGGGAGCTTCTTTTTCTTCTCCTTTTTCTTCTCCTTTTCCTCGTCATCCTTTTTCTCCTCTTCCTCTCCTTCACTGCCTTCGTCCGGCTTTTTCTCCGGCTCTTCCGGCTCTTTCTTTTTCTCATCCTCATCGGAATCAAAAAGGATCTTATCTGCAAATCCAAGCTCCACGGCTTTCTTGGCATTAAACCAGGTCTCGTCATCCATCATGTGGGAGAGCCTTGCACGGGTAAGCCCGGTCTTGGACTCATAAGCATTTAAGATGGACTCCTTGACTTCATTCAGCATTGCGATTGCCTTCTGCATATCCTTTGCCTCACCCATTGCCATAGTCGCAGGATTGTGGATCATCATCATTGCCACAGGGGATACACATACCGTATTTCCCGCCATCGCAATAACGGATGCTGCCGAAGCAGCAATGCCGTCTATCTTGACGGTCACGCTTCCCTTGTAGTTACGGAGCATGTTGTAGATCTGTGCTGCCGCGAACACATCACCGCCCGGAGAATTAATCCATACCGTGATATTTCCGCTTCCGGCATTAAGCTCATCCTTGAAAAGCTGTGGGGTAACTTCATCTCCGTACCATGTTTCATCCGAGATCATGCCATTTAAAAAGAGCGTCCTTTCCATATCAGGCACGCTCTCATCTTCATTCTTTATCCAGTTCCAAAACTTCCGCTTCATCGTTTACCTCTCTTTCTGCTGTTTTCCTGTGCCGGGAGTTTTTCTTCTTCCTTCTGCTGTCCGTTGTCCGCTCCCGCAAATGCCCCTGCATCTGCAAGTTTGGTCATTGCACCGTTCACAAGATACAGGTTGCCGCCTTCCTCATCAGGGATAGGGTTCATGTTCTCCATTTCACGGATGTCATTGGCAGAAAACCAGCCGTTCTGTCTTCCGACTGCATAGCCGTTCATCCTCGACTGATAATCCCCACGGAGAAGTCCGTCCACATTCAGCTTAATGAAATACTTTCCCTTTTCTCCCGGCAGAAAGAGCGATCTCTGGAGTGACTGCTCCCACCGGATCACCCAAGGGTCCAGTGTGTATTTCACAAACTCCAAGGACTGCTGCTCTATATTCGAAAAGCTCGACTTATCAAGGTCACCGACCATGTGTGGCGGTATCCTGTAAAGTCTTGCTATTTCATTTATCTGGAATTTCCTTGTTTCAAGGAACTGTGCTTCTTCCGGTGGTATTCCTATCTGCTGGTACTTCATGCCTTCCTCAAGCACTGCAATCTTGTGTGCGTTATTCACACCACGATATACGGAGTTCCAAGATTCCCTGACCTTGGACGGATCCTTCAGCACTCCCGGATGTTCCAGAACACCGCCCGGATTCGCGCCGTTTGCAAAGAAACTCGCACCGTATTCCTCACAGGCAAGCGTCATGCCGACAGCGTTCTTTGCCATTGCAATCGGTGAATAACCGATCAGTCCGTCAAATCCAAGTCCCGGAATGTGAAGTACATCCTCGGCTTTCAGCTTGATGTTGCCGTATTCCTTGAACATGGGATTTTCATCACTGTTTCTGGAATACACATAATAGATATTTCCCCTGTCATCCCTCTGCACTTCCATCTTGTCAGGAAGAAGCGGATACAGGCCAAGCACCCTTCCTGCGCCATCCCTTATGATCTGTGCATAGGCATTTCCCCATATTAAAAGATGACTCATCAGTGTTTCCCTGAACACAAATGAAGTCATCTCCGGGTTTGGCTCATCATGAAGCAGATAATATAAAGGATGGTCATGCACCAGCTTCTTGCCTCCGTCATCCTGATACTCATATACATGAAGCGGTAAGGATGCGATTGCTTCCGCAAGAATCCTGACACAGGCATATACTGCCGTTGTCTGCATTGCCGTTCTTTCATTCACGGGCTTTCCGCTTGTTGTCCGTCCGAACAGGAACGAATATCCAGCATCAGCCGCCTTGTCCACGGGCTTATCCCTCGCCTGTCCGAAACCAAATAAACTTTTTATTCCCATTGCTTCAACCTCCGATTTCTGATATGATTTTTATGACACACGGAGTGATTCAGAATAATTTATTATTGCTGTTTCCTTGCTACACCTCCGTGTGTCTTTTTTATTCTTAAAAGACCAGAATGCCACGGTCATCATACACACTTCCGTCACTGCCCTCATTCCTGATTGCACGGTCAAGTGCCATGACGGTTGCAACGGCCCCGTCAATCTTCTCCGTGGATTTTTCCTTATCCATTTTGATATTACCTGCCGGATCCTGACGGACAAACACATTATCCATCATCCACCGCAGGACCTTATGTCCGCCATGTGCTATCCTCTCTTCCAGTGTCAGCTTCATCAGCTCCTTGGTCGGAGGACTCATATCCTTATACCCCTGTCCAAACGGAACAACGGTAAATCCCATGCCCTCAAGGTTCTGTACCATCTGCACAGCTCCCCACCTGTCAAATGCAATCTCTTTGATATGAAATTTTGTTCCCAGCTCATCAATGAACTGCTCGATAAATCCATAATGGATTACATTGCCCTCTGTGGTCTGAAGACATCCCTCGGCTGCCCATACATCATACGGGACATGATCCCTTCTGACACGCAGCCTCATGTTATCTTCCGGTATCCAGAAATACGGAAGTATCATATATTTTTCCGTATCATTCCTTGGCGGGAACACAAGCACGAATGCCGTGATATCCGTAGAACTTGAAAGGTCGAGTCCGCCATAGCATTCCCGTCCGAGAAGTTCTTCCTCATTTAC